TTGTTAACAATCATGATTTCACCACCAACAACTCTCCTATTAAATAAAGCCGAGTGAGCTGGTTCTGTCATTTCAAATGAACCTGTAATTTTAGCAGATGACGCAACAGGCATCTGAGCGGTAAATAATGAGTTACAAACTCCGTATTCTTTTACGTCATTCTTTAAAGTTTCCCAATCCAAGAATAACTCAGATTCATTTAATCCCCACATATCAAATTGGAATATACCATTTGACATTGGTGACCCTTTGAAAAATTTGTATGGTTCTCTAATACCTCTCTTACATAAGTCATTACTTTCAGTAATAGCTGCGAAGTAGATAGCTTCGAATATATTTTTGTTTAAAATTTTAGCTTCTTCAGATGTGAAGATGTAGTCCATTAAATAGAATACGACAGCTAATCCTTGAGTTCCAATTGCAATTGCTCTTTGTTCAAGTCCACCTTTTAATCCTTTTTGAGTTGAATAGTTATTCTTGTCGATAACGTTATTTAAAGCTCTTACCGCCTTTCTAACTTCTTCAATTAACAATTTGTAATCAAACTTACCATCAATAATAAAGTTTTTTAGTACTATAGAAGATAACGTACAGATTGCTGTTGTCTCTTCATCAGTGTATTGATAAATCTCATTACATAAGTTTGATTGTTTAATCACACCTATATTTTGGTGGTTAGTTTTTTTATTAGCACTATCTTTAGCACATAAATAAGGAACTCCTGTTTCTACTTGAGATTCAATAATTTTTGACCAAACCTCTTGAGCTTTAACTTTTCTACCAATACCTAAATCAATTGCCTTTTGATAGTTTTCCTCATACTCATCACCAAAACATTCTTGTAATGGTTTGATACCAGCTTTAATAATTTCATTAGGACAGAATAAATGCCAATCTTGATTATCTTTAACCGCTCTCATAAAATTATCAGGAATCCATAAAGCCGTGAATAAATCTCTGGCTCTTAACTCTTCAGCTCCTGTATTCTTTTTAATCTCTAATAGGTCCATAATATCTCTGTGCCATGGTTCTAAATAGATAGCGGCACTACCAGGTCTTCTTCCTTGTTGGTTAAAGAATCTTAATGACTCGTTAACTATTTTTAAGTACTTCAACAATCCACCAGCAAATCCTCCTGATGATTTAATTCTACTCTCCTTACTTCTTATGTTAGACATTGATAAACCAATACCTGCAGCATCTGAAGAATAGGTTGAGATGTCATTCAAGGTTTTCAATAAACCTTCTCTCGAGTCAGAGTTGTTGTAATGTAACACACAGGACGCTAATTGAGGTACTCTTGTACCTGCATTAATCATGATGGGTGTTGCCTTTGATATACGTTGGTTTGATAATGAATTATAATATTCTATAGCTTCTTCAAACGTGTTAGTCACCCATAGAGCGACTCTCATGTACATGTGTTGCGGTCTTTCAATAACTTTACCTTCAGGTGTCTTTAACAAGTACATTTCTTGTAATGACCTCCAAGCGAAATAATCGAAGTTATAATCATTTTCATGATTAATTACCTCATCAATTTTACTTGGACCGTATTTTTCGATAATTGACATTAGTTCGTCATGTACAATACCATCAACGTGTAACGTATGCATTGTATTTGAGAAACTTGTATCAGTTTCTTTGTGATAAGAAGAAATCGCAACTGATGAAGCAAGTCTTGAATAGTCATGGTGACTACCTGTATAGGCAGCTGCAATTTCATATACAAGCTTATCTAATTCTTTAGTTGTGATAATACCTTCTGTTGGAACAGAGGTAATAACTTTAATAAAGATTTCGTCTGAATTTACATTCAAACCTTTAGCAGCTCTTTTAATTCTGTTATATATTTTTTGTGGATTAAAAGACGCGTCTTCCCCGTCTCTTTTTTTAATTTTTAGTGACATCATAGATTTAAAAATAGTAATTAGAAATCAGAATCAAATGATAATGTTTCGTTTAGTTTCGCTTTTTGGTACTCCATCGTTCTTGATTCAAAGAAGTTACCCTTTGTTTCAACTGCGATTTGTTCCATAAACTTAAATGGTTGTTCAACGTTAAATTCTTTTTTACAACCAAATTTAACTAATAACCCATCAGTTACAAATTCAAGATATTGTTTCATTAAATTTGAGTTCATACCGATTAGGGAAACAGGTAAAGATTCTGTGATAAATTCTTTTTCAATTTCAAGTGCAGATAATAAAATTTCTCTAATTCTTTTTTCAGATGGTTTGTTTTCCAAGTGATTGTTAACTAAGTGAATAGCAAAATCGCAGTGTAAGTTTTCATCTTTAAAAATTAAACTATTGGCGTTACATAACCCTTGCATGATTCCTCTTGATTTCAACCAAAAGATTGAACAGAATGAACCTGAGAAGAATATACCTTCAACCGCAGCAAACGCAACTAATCTTTCTTGGAAAGATGCGTTTTCAATCCAATCAAGAGCCCACTTGGCTTTCTTTTGAACTGCAGGTAAGTTATCTAAGGCGGTGAAACATAATTGTTTCTCTTCTTCGTTTGAGATATACGTGTCGATTAACAGAGAATACATTAAACTATGTATGTTTTCTGCCATCAATTGAAATCCATAAAAGAATTTTGCCTCAGGATATTGTACTTCCTTTAAGAAATTCTCAGCAAGATTTTCGTTAACAATACCATCTGAAGCCGCAAAGAACGATAAGATGTTCTTAACGAAGTATTGTTCGTTTTCAGTAAGATTATTCCAATCTCTAATGTCATTACTTAAATCAACTTCTTCTGCCGTCCAAAACGCCGCTTGATGTTGTTTATAATATTCCCAAATGTCATCGTGTTGAATAGGAAAGATGACGAATCTATTAGGATTCTCTACTAAAATTTTTTCCATAATTAATTGTGTTTTTTTGTATTAAGATTTTTGTTTCTGTTCTTCTTCTTTTTGTTTTCTTTTCTCCATCAACTCCTTTACTCTGTCTCTTTTTCTTTCTTCTTGTTGTTCTTCAAACCCTAAGAATGTAACCGAACTTTCAGTATCAATTTCAAGTAACTCATTGTTAAATTTACAATTCTCAAAAACTACTCCGTCTTTACCTAAACGAGATTTTGTTATTGCAATGGTTGCAAGGTTCATCTCTTTTTGTTGAAGGGTCTTAGCGACAGAGATGATTACGTGACCAACCTGAGCTTTTTTAATCGAACCACCCATTTGGTCGGTTGTCACTACTTCAGCTGAAATTGAAGACCTATTACCCTGTGTAGCTGTCCATCCAACTAAGTCTAGCTCATGACACATTGCTTCAAATCCTCTCATTACAGAACCTTCAGCTTTCCACTCATCTTTACTTGTCGATTCAGGTAATATACAATCGATATAATCTAACATGATTAAATCAATTTTGTTTCCGTCTGCAATCATTTTTCTTACTTGACCTTTGATTTGATTCATAGTCATAGTATCAGATGCCAACTTTTTAAGAACCAATTTGTTTTTCATAGTCTCTTGAATCTCAGTAACCTTTGCCATTACCTCATCTCTATTTTTTACCAAATTGTCTGGTTCAATTCCTGTCCAAAGTGTGAAGTGTTTTCTCTGAATAATCTTAGGGTTATCCTCAAAAAATACTTGAAGGACATTGTATCCTAAGTTAAATGCTGTATTTGCAATCTTGGTTAAAATTGTTGTCTTACCAACTCCTGTTGGAGCTAAGATAACACCAATCTCACCCTTTGCTAAACCACCCTTAAGTAGTCTGTCAATTCCAGCAATCCCCATTGGAATCGGATGTCTATAATCTTCCTCTAATACGGTATCCAAGTTAGCAAAAATATCCGTTTGTCCTTTATCAATTTCACCAACTTGTAACGCGTTTCTCACCAATCCCTCAACTTTGTCATAAGACTCAAAATCACCCTCAGTAATAATTTTCTGAGCTTTGTCCATGGCCTTTTGAAGTTCTTGTTGTTTACAGAACTTTAAAGCCTTTTCCTGAACAAATACGGTTCCTTCAAAAGGTGCATCTTTTATTTGCTTTAAAGTATCTAAAACTACTTTTGCAACAATTTCTTGTGTAATTTCTGATTTAACAATTTGGTCAAGAGTTTCAAAATTAGGAGTTGATTCGTACTTTATATAGTATTCTTTTATCATCTGCAAGATGATTTTAAAGTACTTGTTGTCAAAGTACGATGACTCAATCACGTCCATAATAGACGACGAAAAGTCTTTGTCTACAACTATCTGATTCAGTAGTTGTATCTGAAATGTATTACCTAAATAATCGAAATTTTTGTTCATATATTGTTTTAAAATTTTCCCTTGTATTAA